AGTCTAGTCTTGAGCCATTGCGCATGTTGCTTGAGCAGTATGGTGATGACTTCACACCCAACCTGAATATTGAGTGGGATGACATTGAGAGTGAAACACTGATGGCAAAGGCTGACTTGGAAGCACGTTGGACTTTCAACATTGCCAGTCTCACACGAAAAGTAGAAGGTGTAAATGCTGGTCACTTGATTGAGATTGGTGCGCGGCCTAACACTGGTAAGACATCATTCCACGCCAGCTTGATTGCTGCGCCGGGTGGGTTTGCACATCAAGGTGCTAAGTGTAGTATCTTATGTTACGCATAAGGCTACCACCGCGTGGGTGCAACATATTTGACTGCCGCCAAAGGCATGACAATGCGTGAGATAAAAGATAATCCAGCTAAAGCACGTGAGTTGTATGCACCTGTAAAAGAACGTATCAAGATTAAAGATGCGACAGGACGCGACATGAATTGGGTAGAGTCTATCTGTAAATCGTACAAACCAGACCTTGTACTGCTTGATATGGGCGACAAGTTTGCCAAGACAGGTGGCTTTGCTCGTACAGATGAAGCACTCAAGGCTAATGCAGTGCATGCTCGTATGATTGCCAAGCAACATGACTGTGCTATGTTTTATATGTCGCAGTTGTCTGCTGATGCTGAAGGCAAAGTGCTACTCAATCAATCCATGATGGAAGGCTCACGCACAGGTAAAGCTGCTGAAGCTGATTTGATGATACTGATTGCAAAGAATCCTGTTGTGGATGGACAAGAGGAAGAAGATACACAACGTCACCTGAATGTTGTAAAAAATAAGTTGACAGGCTGGCATGGTGTGGTACACTGTGAACTTGAATATCAGACAGCGAGGTATACAGTATGACTATAGAAGATGATGATATTTACACTTACTATAAGTCAGACATACCTGATTTAGAATATCTTTTGATTGAGGCAAGAAAAAGAGCAAAGCAATGTGACATAAATAACGACCACAAAATGCAATACTCTAACCGACACAAGAGAGAAGCACATAGAATTGAAAAGTTAATAGAGTTGATACAACTTTGTGGTGAAGTAGATGACTATGACCTTGGACTAGCACTTGTTAATAGAAAGTTTATTGTTAGTCTTGCTGACAACAAATGGAGAATACTAGGAAGAAACAAATGGTATAGGCACAAGAATGACCTGAAACATTTTGTTGACAACTACGTATACAAGGAGTGGAAGAATGAAACTAACACTTGATATTGAGAATACAGTCACTAAGCGTGATGGCAAGATGCATCTTGACCCATTTGAACCGGAAAATACGCTGGTGATGGTGGGTGTACTCACTGACCAAGGGCAGGAAGACTTGATTACCTTTGACCACAGTGAGCGTGAGCATACGTATCATGGACACAACTTGCTTCAGAAGTGGCTTGACCAAGCTACCATACTTATTTGCCACAATGCTGCATATGATTTGCTTTGGCTGTGGGAGTCTGGTTTCAAATACGATGGGCCTGTCTTCGATACAATGCTGGCTGAGTACGTATTGCAGCGCGGTATCAAAGAGCCATTGTCTCTTGAGGCATGTGCAGAGCGTTATTTGCTTGAGACAAAGAAGCAAGACACACTCAAAGAATACTTTGCCAAAGGTTACAGCACACGTGACATACCATACAATGAGTTGTGTGAGTATCTGTCTGCTGACCTTAATGCTACTCAGCAGCTTGCCGACAAGCTGATGTATCGTTTGAATACACCGGATGATAGCGGCCTACGAGGTACAGTAGACCTGACCAATCAGGTAGCTGTGTGTCTAGCACGTATCTATCAGCGCGGCTTCAAGGTTGACCTGTCTGTGTTGGAGCAGGTACGAGAAGAATTTGAAAAAGAAAAGAAACAACTTAACTTTGATTTGCACAAATATATTTGTGATTACATGGGTGATACACCAATCAATTTGAATAGCCCAGAGCAATTGTCTTGGGTAATCTACAGCCGCAAGGTTAAAGACAAAACATATTGGGGCAATATGATTGACCCATATATGGATGATGCAGACTTTCGTAGTCTTGTAGCTATTGGTACAGAGAGGTTGTACAAAACTATTGCAAAGCAATGTCCGTCCTGTGAAGGTGCAGGTTACATACGCAAGTTAAAAAAGAATGGAGAGCCATACACAAAGGACAGTCGTTGTGCGCAGTGTAATACTGAAGGCTACATATATCAGCCAACATTAGAACTTGCTGGCTTTAAGTTCAAGCCACCATCACCAAAGTGGGCAAGTGCCAATGGCTTTACGACAAGCAAACTAAACCTTGAGATACTAGAAGGTGCGGCACGTACCAAAAGCATGGATGATGCGGCAGACTTCTTACACAAAGTGCGTAGGCTAAGTGCTATTGATACTTATCTATCATCTTTTGTTGAGGGTATTCAAACCCATACCAAACAAGATGGTAAGCTGCATGTGCGGTTGCTTCAGCATCGCACTGCTACTGGCAGGTTCAGTGGTGCAGACCCAAACATGCAGAACATGCCACGTGGCGGCACGTTTCCTGTGAAGAAAGTATTTGTGTCACGATTTGATGGCGGTAAGATTATGGAAGCTGACTTTGCACAGCTAGAGTTTCGTGCTGCCGCTTATTTATCACAAGACGAGGTAGCCATTGAAGAAGTTTCTACTGGATTTGATGTACACTCATACACCGCTGAAGTTATTACCAATGCTGGTCAGCCTACGAGTAGACAGGATGCGAAGGCGCATACATTCGCGCCACTCTATGGAGCAACAGGCTTTGGAAGAAGCAAAGCGGAAGCTGCCTACTACGAACACTTCACGCAGAAGTATCAAGGAGTTGCCGATTGGCATTCCCGACTGGCTAAAGAAGCTATAGAAACACAGAAGATTACTACGCCTAGTGGCAGAGAGTTCGCTTTTCCTAGCGTTGTTCGTAAAGCTAGTGGGCGTGTAAGTCACTTTACACAGATTAAAAATTATCCTGTGCAATCGTTTGCGACAGCAGACATTGTGCCAATAGCTTTACTACACATAGATGAATTGCTAAAGGATATGCAGTCGTGTATAGTGAACACAGTGCATGATAGTATTGTTGTGGATGTACATCCTGATGAAGAATTAAAGGTAATCAACATCATACAACAAACTAATGATGCACTGCCTTATCTTATCACCCAACGCTGGGGTGTGGAGTTCAATGTGCCATTGCTTTTAGAGGCAAAAATTGGTCCGAATTGGCTTGACACTAAGGACGTGGCGTGATATAACTATGTCTCATTCTTTGAGAAAGGAGTAAATGTATGACAACAGAACTAACGACTATTGACCCAAATAACTATGCTGCTATGGCGAAAGCAATGGGCATTGCACATGAAGGTGTGGGTAAAGCTAAAAGCAATACTCTCGCACGACTGCGCATTAGCCATTCGCCAGTAATGGGTACTGCTGAAGTTAATGGAAAGAGTGTAAATGTAGAAGTAATTGAAGGTGGAACATACAAGTTGGAAATTCCTGATGGTCCAACTTACTATGCCTCTTCTGTAAAAATACGTCCTTTCATGCAACGCTTCATGTACAAGCGGTTCGTAATGGGTGGCAACAATTCACCTAATCGTTATGTTAAAACGATTATGGCTGATACACTGAGCATTGACTTGAAAGATAATGATGGTGGGTTTAACTGTGGTAAACCTGCTGGTTACATTGAAGACTTCAAGGCATTGCCGGAGAAGACGCAAGAGTTAATTCGTCAGATTAAACGTGTTCGTGTTGTGCTTGGCACAGTAGAACTTGTCAATCCGCTTAATGAAAAAGGTGATGCTGCTGAAGTTGATGCCACTCCATTCATTTGGGAAATTGATAACCGTGATGCCTTCAGGTTTGTGGGTGATGCGTTTACTAAACTGGCTAAGATGCAGCGTCTTCCTGTTCAGCACATGATTACTGCAAACACAGATGAAAAGAAACTACCAAATGGTAACAGTTTCTTTGTACCTGTAGTGTCATTAAATGTGTCGGACACACTTAACATTTCTGGTGAAGACCAAAATATGTTTGGTGATTTCTTGTCTTGGATTGATAACTACAATAGTTATATCATTAACCAGTGGGCAGAGAAAGCCAATGATAAACTGGAAGATGGGGATGCTGAAGTCCTTGATGACTTAGTGGATATCGAACTAGATGATGAGGTAGCCTAATGAAACATCCTGCTGAACTGGCACTGCATCAGTATCTTGAGAACGCTGTAACAGGCAAATCAAGTATGTCACAACAGACAATCAAACAGATTGGTGATGATGTTATGGCTGCTGCTGCACGTCAGTTCGGTGGGGGTAACAAGCGTGATAAGTTTAGCCTACGCATGTCAAATGTAGGTAGGCCAACTTGTCAACTCTGGTATGATAAGAATAAACCAGAAGCAGCAATACCTCTGCCGACAACATTTGTAATGAACATGATGATTGGAGACATCGTTGAAGCTGTCTTCAAAGGTATCCTAAAAGAAGCAGGAGTTAAGTATGAAGACACGGACAAAGTTTCTCTTGACCTTGGTGACGATACTGTTTCTGGTTCTTATGACCTCATCATTGATGGTGCAGTTGATGATATTAAATCAGCTTCAGACTGGTCATACAGAAACAAGTTTGATTCCTACGACACCCTTTCAAGAAGTGATGGGTTTGGATACATAGCGCAGCTTGCTGGATACGCCAAAGCATCTGGCAAGAAAGCAGGTGGCTGGTGGGTAGTGAACAAAGCTAATGGGCAGTTTAAGTATGTACCTGCTACTGGCATTGATGTAGACCAAGAAGTGTCTAAGATTAAAGACACAGTTGACAAAGTAAAGGAGAACAAGTTTGAAAGATGTTTTGAACCAGTGCCTGAGACTTTTCGTGGTAAACCCACAGGTAAT